CCATCACCCCTTAATCACAATTTTTAACAATCTTAACCTCCCCCTTCGCAATGGCTTTTGCTAATGTGAGAGACTACCTCTCTGAAAAGAAAGCACGCATTCAATTTGAATGGCAACAATTTCAAAAGAAACAGGCTCCCGTCCCCCCCCCATCCCTTACAGATGCTGACATCCGTCGACACTTTAAAGATGAACGTAACACTATAACTGAAGAACAATCCAAAATTGCTCTCTATGATTCGTTCCAACAGACACTCGCCTCTATGAAACTCGCCTACACAGACAAGAATGAACCTTTCGAATTTTCATCGAAACTGGACTTTACTGGCTATCCTGACAACCGCTCCCCAGCCCCTGGCATACTTGGAATACCAAAACTCTTCCACACAACCAACCCAGTCACCGCCTCTGAAACAGTCCCAGAATCTGGATTCCAAATCCACCCTCTCATTCAGTACCTAATCACTACCAAGTATCCTTTATACCAAAAGTATGCTGATAAATATGTACGACCCCTCGGCACCACAGACGCCACATTCACTGATTTTAATCGTGAACAAAAACCATCCCTCCCCATTGACCCTGAACGTAAAGAACAAGTACTTAGACACGTTTTTAAACGACTCAACGCTACTCCATATCTTCCAATCCACTTTGTAGATACACAGTTCTCAAAATTACCGCTCTCCTCCGGAACTGGCTACTACCAACGCTATTCCTTTAAACTCAATGCCCACGCGAAACACTCACATCCTGAAGAATACGCAGACAAACCAACTTCTAAAGGCTTTTACTACAACGCCTTCTATGAATACGCTCGTACCCTCATACACCGGATCAAAGAAACTGGAATTCCTTTCGAATTCTCCCTTGACGACACAGAATCTGACGACGCTCAATTCACCCGCCTCCTACACTATCTTAACAATTTTATTGATGACCATGCTACCATGCTATTCACTAGAAATCACATCTCTGATAGAGACGGCCACCTCAAGCAACGACCCGTATATGCAGTTGACGACCTCTTCCTGCTTATTGAGAACATGCTCACGTACCCCTTAATGGTACAAGCCCGAACTTCTGACTCATGCATTATGTATGGACTAGAAACTATTCGTGGAGCTATGACTCTCATTGACCGCCTATCCCGTGGTTACAACTCCTTCTTCACTATTGATTGGTCCTCTTACGATCAACGCATCCCTCGCGTTATCACAGACATATACTACACTGACTTCTTAGAAAGACTAATAGTTATATCACATGGATACCAACCAACATATGAGTACCCCACCTACCCTGACTTATCCGAAGAAGACATGTTTAAACGCATGAATAATCTTCTTTCCTTCCTTCACCTCTGGTACAACAACATGACTTTTGTTACCGCTGATGGCTATGCCTACAGACGCACAACAGCCGGTGTACCTTCTGGCCTACTTAACACTCAATACCTCGACTCCGTATGTAATCTCTACCTACTAATCGACGGCATGATTGAATTTGGCTACACAGACGAAGAGATCGACGCAATTCTCCTCTTTATTATGGGAGATGACAACTCTGGAATGACCCCTCTTCCCCTAGAAGAGCTCACTCGTTTTATAACGTTCTTTGAACGCTATGCTTATGAACGATACAACATGGTCCTATCCAAATCAAAATCCGTCATCACATCCCTAAGAGACAGAATAGAAATGCTTGGTTACAAATGTAACTTCGGCACACCTACCCGTCCCATCGGAAAGCTCATCGCACAACTTATCTACCCAGAACGTGGTCCCAAAGACGAATTCATGTCTTACCGCGCTATTGGAATTGCCTACGCCTTAGCTGGTGCAGACTATGAAGTTCACAGCTTCTGTCAAGACATATATTATATGTTCCTGCCCTTCCAAGTCCCCCTCACAGATAAGAACTTTCACCGAGTCCAAGCGTACCTGCCTGGATATCTGAAAGCATTTGACGACTATGACGAGTTCATTAAATTCGACAAGTTCCCCACCATCTTTGATGTTCGCTATATCTATAGCTTCTATCATGGCCCGCTAACCTACGCGCCCAAATGGAACTTCGCCCACTACCTTAATGCTCCAAATACCGTCCCGCCTTCCTCCAAGACGATGGCCAACTACCGTGAAGAACATTCCGTTCCACGCGTTTCCCCTCCGTCCCTCCCGATTGGCTGAACTTTTGCCACGAGACTTCAATTATTGAAACTCTTACGCTTTTTTACTAAATCCAAC